TGGAAGAAAGGGACACTTATTAATCTTGTATACCCTTTACATAGAATTTTATTTGATGAAGAAAAATTTATTCTTTTAATATCGGAATCAGAAAAACAATCTAAATTTTATCTAGAAACTATTGGAAATGAAATTGAATACAATGAAAAATTAATATATTTTTTTGGAGACAGAAAAGGCAGGAACTGGGGCAAAGAAGAGAAAGAATTTATAGCTGGTTTTGATGAAGAGGGAAACCCAAACAGCTACTGTAAAGTATTGATTCGTGGTACAGGACAAAAAGTTAGAGGTTTAAAGTATGGTGCATACAGACCAACACTAACTGTAATTGATGATGGAGAAGGAGAAAGAAATACAGCTACACAAACTTTGCGTGACCAATTTAGACAATGGCTAAATGGTGCTGTGATTGCAGGTTCTGGAGATTCTAAACTAATATTTATTGGAACTATTGTAGATGAAGAGTCTTATTTAAATAGAATAGCTGGACCATTAGCATACGATAGAAATGGTAAAAGAAAAATTAAAGGATGGGATAGTCTTTTCTTTCAAGCTATACTACAAGAAAACAAGGATGGGTATTTTACTGCAAGTGGCAAAGAGATTTTAGATAAAAAAGGTAAACCTAAAGTATTGTGGGAAGATTACCGACCTTATGATTGGTTGATTGCTGAAAGAGATAGATTAATATCAGAAGGAGATGTTGCATATTTTTATCAAGAATATCAAAACATTCCAATGGATGACAGCTTTAGGGTCTTTAAAAAAGAAAATATATCTTACTGGGATGGAACATTTAATAATAATGATGATTTTTCTGTTATACACCAAGAAATAGATGGTGAAATGTATGAGATTCCAGTAAATGTATTTATGGGTGTGGACCCTGCATCAAGTGAAAATATAAAAGCAGACTTCTCAGTAATCATGGTTATAGGCGTTGATGCCGAAAACAATATATATGTTATTGATTACCATCGTGGACAGATGGCTCCTATGGATTTAGCTGATAAACTATTTGAAATGATTGAATTTTATAGCCCAAAAATTATAAATATAGAAGAAACTGGGCATGTTATGTTGTCTGATTACATGACAAGAGAATCTAAAAAAAGAGGCAAATTTTATAATATATCGCCTAAAAAAGCAATAAAAAGCAAGTTTTACAGAATAAAACAGCTGCAACCATATTTTGCTAGCAAAGCTATGTTTATACAAGATGCTCATTGGGAACTAGAACAAGAATTATTGAACTTTAAAGAACATGGTAGTTTTAAAAAAGATACCCTTGATGCTTTAAGGTGGGCAATTGATGATATATATGCTCCTAGACATGGATATGATGAAGAAGGCGATAGAATTTCTTATAGTTCAAGCTTTCTTGGAATAGATTGGGAAACAGGTCAAAGGATATTTGCATAATATATATAAATTTAATTAATATGTGATAGAATGATAAATCTAAAAAATATAAAGTTAGATGAAATGAGTGCATCTGACATAGATAGTGAATATGTTTATTATCAATCTTCAGCTGAAGAACATAAATTTCAAATGTCTGAAGATGAAGAATTTTATTTAGGACTTCAACTTACTCAAGCTCAAAAAGATTATTTAATTTCTGTTGGACAACCACCAGAAGCAAATAATAAAATTAGACCTGCAGTTGAACAGGTTTTATCAAATGTATCTGGCTCATCTCCAGAGTGGGATGTTGTACCTGTTGGGAAAACTGATACAGAAGTTGCCTTTGTTTATAATGAACTATTAGATAAGATATGGTTTAATTCTGATGGGGATAGAAATTTTAGAAGTATTGTAAAAGATTTTATTGTAAAAGGTCTGGGCTTTATGTATATATATCCAGATTGGCAGGCAGAGCAAGGTAGGGGTGGAATAAAAATTAAAAGAATAGCTCCAGAAAATATTTATGTAGACCCAAATTGTACTGACCCATTTTTTAGAGATGCTTCCTCAATAATATTATCTGATACAAGTACCAAAGAAGCAATGAAAGCATCTTTTCCAGAATATGCGCAACAAATAGAAGATGCAAATGAAGATTACAGGGAAGATAGTTATGCAACATCAAAATATAATCGTGATGAAATAATTCGCAGACCAGATGTAGTTGATGATGGGCAACCAAAAATTAGAAGATATATAAGATGGTGCAAAGTAACAGAAGAACAAATTTTACTAACAGATAATTTAACTGGCAGACAAAAGTCTTTTACTAAAGCAGAGTATGATGAATTTAAAAAGACAGACAGATTTAAAGCATACATAGAAGAAAATGAAGTAACAGAAGAAAAAATATATCTTACAAGGGTAAGAGAAATATTTGCTGTTGGTGATTTTATTGTTTATGATATTGTTTTGCCATTAGAAGATTATCCAATCATTCCAGCTTGTAATGAGCATAATGGTAATCCATATCCAGCTGGCGATGTGAGGCATGCAAAAACCCCACAAAGAATGTTAAACAGAACTGAGGCATTGCTTATCTCACACGCCACAAGCACTGCAAGTTTTAAATTAATTTATGAAGATGGAGCTATTGACCCAGAAGAATTAGAAAAATGGTTTGTGCCTAATGCAATTATTCGTGCTAATCCATCTGCTTTGCGTGAAGGAAAGATTAAAGAATTATCTCCACCTCAAATAAGTTCTCAATTGTATGTTGAAAAACAAAGATATGAAACTGATATAGAAACAGTTTTTGGTTCTTATAAGTTTCAACAGGGCAATCCATCTGGAGCTGTTGGCACATTTGGAGAAGCAAGGATACTAGATGAAGCATCTTCTAGAAAACAAAATTATAAAATACTTCCTGTATATGATATGCTCACTCAAGCAGGAAAAATTGTATCGAAATACATTCCTTATGTTTATGATAAAGAAAGAGTCTTGAGGGTTGTTAATCCTTTAGGCATAGAAAAAGAATTAAAAATTAATGTACCAGTATTAAATGATTATAGTCTTGCAGTTGACAGAATGTATGATGTTACAACAGCAGAAGTTGATATTCGTGTTGTTATAGGAAGTACTAGAACTAAAAGTCCTACAGCAGATTTGTCAAGAGATATACAATTGTTACAAGCTGGTATATATGATAAAACTCAAGTAATTATGGGTCTACAAGGAGATGTAGATAAAACCGCATTAATTGCTAGAATGGGTGAAATAGAACAATTGCGTGCGCAAAATCAACAGCTTGCCAATCAATTACAGGCAATAACAGGTGATTTGCAAACTAGAGAAAGAGAATTGTTCCACAGCAAAATGAGAGCAGAGGTTTCTGAAGCAACTAAACCTGTACAGCAGGCAGTTAGCAATTTAAGAGCCACTGCAAAAAATGAAGAGAGAAAACAAAAGGAGCTTACACAAGCTACTGTTAACGATTTAACCAATATCAGAAATGGGATTAACTCACAAAATCAGGCTCCCAATCCATTTGATGAGCAAATGGGTATGGGATAACCAAAAAAATAGGAGCATCTAATGTCTGAACAAGCGACAAGTACACAAGCACAAGAAGGCGATAACCTAATGGGAATGTTAAATACATTCAACAATGGCTCTCCAGAACAGCAAGTAGAAAGCGAAACAGAAGAACAAAAAGTACAACAACCAGAAGAACAACAAGCAGAACCTGAGGAATCTAAAGAAAACTTAGAATCTGAAGAAGAAGCTGTAGAGCAAGTAAAACAATGGTTAATAGATAACAAATTTGAAGATACCGAAGAAGGAAGAGAAAAGCTAGCTGATGCATATAAGAACATACAAAGCGCAAAAGATAAAGCTGAATCAGAACTTCGTGATAAAAGCACAAAGTATGAGAAGTTGGAAGTGCTTGACGATTGGTTAAAAAAGAATCCACAAATAATTGATTTGCTAGAACAAGAAGCTCAAAAACAAGAATCAAGTGGTCCTCCTGCAAAGCCAGAGGATTATGATTTAATGGATGAGCAAGTAGAAGGTTCTGCATCTCAACAATGGAGACTTGAATATGACCAATGGTTAATTGACCAAGGCGCTAAAAAAGCCATGAATCAATTTGAAGGTATTCGTCAGAAAGAAAATGTTGAAAAACAAAGACAAGCTGAAGTCAATGAGTTAAAATCATTAGGCATGACGGATGAAGAAATTCAATCATTTTATGGTTTTATGAAAAGTCCAGAAAATGTCACTACTCAAAACATGGTTAAGGTATGGAAAGTTCTTAATAATAAAGAAGATAATGCACAATCAACTTCAAAAGAAAAAGAAGTCAAAGACAGTAAGGTTTTAAAAATGGAAAAAGTACAGAGTGGTGCATCTATAGAAGGAAAAGCTCCGCCTGTCAAAAAACCAGCTGATAAAGAAATTGACGAATTTATGAAGGGGATTATGCAATTTAGCAAAAAATAACCTTGATAAAGGAGTAATGTCAAATGGCATATACATATGGTTCAGGAACTGCAACACAGTTTACTGACGGAACACAAAGACAAGTACTCGAATTAGGTCCACAGATTTATTATTACAATGAATCTGTCACACCTTTGCTATCTGTTTCAGGTCGTGCAGG